TCAGCGAGCCTGAGCAAATATTGCTCCCGCGTGCTGCCAAGAGGCGCGTCCACCTCATCGAGCCAAGGCGCACCCTCCTTGCAGCGCCGGACCCAACTCACCGTGAGGCCGTCGTGAGCTTCTTCAGCAACGACGTGGGCGGGCGTCCAAGGCCGTGCTGCAAGACCCTTGATCGTCAGAGTTGCCTCAGCAACAGTGTCGTCGGGACCATGGACTCTGGCAGTCGCCATGGAGCCGATGCGTTCGCGCGGGACCTTGATCTTGGCCATCGCGTCCGGGCTCAGGATTAGCACCTTCGAACCGCTCTCATGCGAGTGAACAGCTTCGCTGTCGAAGCGACCTCTGATTAGATCGGACAGCTCATAGGTGGCGGCGCCTAGCGGCTTAGCTGTAGCGAATTGGATGAACTCTCCGTTGAGCCAAAGAAGGTTTCGGCCGGCAAGCAACGCCGCCTGGTCGCAGCTCGTGAGTAGGGGCTCGCGCTCGAACTCGACTTCAAGGATGTTCTGTTTGTCAACGACTTCACCCGGCGCAGCGAGCACAGGATTCAAGAGCAGCCCTCGCGCCGCTTCCACGCTTGCGGATGACGCAAGCTGCTCCGATCCACTCAGAGAAATGGTCAGCGGCAAGGGTCGATACGGCACATGGCCACCAATGGCCAAAATCGCTATTTCCGGCCTGGTCTCGAACATGGAGCCAGGCAGTTCCACTACTTCGACCGAAAGCGGCTCTCTCTGCAACACCAAGCCCCCGCGTCGGCCACCTGCGTCGGCACGAAGTGCGGGCGTTATTGCCGGCTCGCCTTTGATGCGCAGTCGCAGTTCGGTCGATCCAAGGATGATGTCGCACACTGCCTAACGCTTTGCAGGCGCTGTGGCGCAGCTGACTTGGTCTCCAAGACGGATGTTCGAATAGCTCAGTGGCAACTTGAGCCAACGTTGCTCCAAGTCCGCGGTCGCATAGCGAAGTCGCTCGAATGCGACTGCTTTTGCCCGATCACTGGTCAGAGCTGCTGGGAGCTCAAGCCGTTTGAGCCGCTCAACGCCTGGTTGGCGAGCGCTCTGCTCGCCCCCTGCGAAGTCGATGTCAGGGTCGAAGAAACGTACAGACACTTTCGTCGGCAATGCGCCGGTGGCACCATCAAATACAGATTGCTCCTGGTGGTCGAACACCCAGAGCGGTTCGTCAATCGAATGGTGAACCGACGTCGGCGCTAGCGTCCATCCGGTGCTGGCATGGCTGAACCTTGGTGCAAAGGCTTCACAGAGGGGAGCGAGAGCTGTCGCCTTGTCATCACCTGTTAGAGCATAGCCCACCAAATGATGCACTTCTGCCTTTACGGACCCAACCAGACCTAAGCTGTCCATAATGATGTTTTCGGCGGTGATCAGCTTGCCACCTCCCGTAACCTCGACAGTGATCAGCGGAATCCGATTGCCAAAGGTCGACAGGTCGAAATTCTCGAACATCAGGTATGCGATGCCGCGAAATGCCGGCGCGCGATCCTCACCCAGGATGGACGCGATAAGTGAGTCGCTAAGCTGATCCTCGTCTCCGTTGTGCAACCGAAGGGTGAGAGCAATCTCCTGCCTGCCGCCACCGTCTCGAATGAGGCGGCCATCAGCCCAAATGCGTGCGACACTTTCTACCCGACCCGAACTCAAAGCATAAGCGAAGCTCACGCTGCTGCCTTGGCCGCCACCTGACTTGCTTATCGCCGCAGTCGCGACGGGCTCTGCAGTCCAAAGTACGACGCCCGCGACCCGCATTCGCTGCAGGACGGCTGGTATCGGATCACCGTACTGGGACGAAGGTGCTCGCAGGTCCGTAATCCGAGCCCCTGATCCGGCTCCGAAGCTACGATCGACTTGACGACCGATCAGGGTCCCTAGGCTTCCTCCGATCGGTCCAGCGATGGCTGCGCCCGCTGCGCTTAGAACCAGAGTAGCCATCAATCGTCTCCGCGATGTCTGAAAAAGCGGCACTCTCTGCCAAGTCGCAAAGGCAATCGGCGAGCGACAACCCTGCCCACTGTCAGGTCGGCATGTACTAGCTTCGATTCGCTGATCACGCCAAAGTGGAAGGAACGAGAAAGCCGAAGTGCTGCAAGGTCGCCGCTCTGCGCATTGCAGTTAGCGACGGGCTCGAACCAAGGTGACAGCTCATGCAAGACTTGGCCCCAAGTACCGTCATCAAGCTTATATCTTGGGACATCTGGAACGCGCAGTCGATACGACCAGACCACAACACCCAGACAGTCCAGGCCGATTGCCGGATCTCTACCCTGTGCGCGAAAAGGTACGCCGATCAGACTAAGGGCGCGCTGGTGCGGGTCATGCACCTGGAAAGCGAAGCAGGATTTCGGAACCGGGAAGATCGGGTTCGCCCCGAAAATTCATGATGTTTCCAAACCGCTCCGAACAGGTCGCCCGTCGCCCGTCGCACCCTTCAACCACAACGGCGACATCGCCGACCGAAGCAAGCCACTTGGCCGCATCCTGCAGCGAGAGTTTGGCACCATCAGTCCCGATGATGATTTGCTCCATGCCGCTATTCTTGCCGCTGATCCAGCGCACCCGGCCCATCGTGAAACGTTGCGTGTCAGTCTCGTCAACGATGATGCCACCGGAGACGAGTGCGGTAACCCGAAGACGCTTTCTGCGAGAGCGCATATCCACTCGACAATCCGCGTCACCAAGGATGGCGCGGCATTCCGGACTGGTTTGGATGCACGGCGGGTTGCGCGTAGCGGAAGGAAGTACGTCGACCGACATCGACAGCCTGCCTTTGTCGATACGCATGGAGCCAAGTTCGCCTGCGCAAACTTGTACCTCGTCCGCTTCTTGCGCCCAATCGCCGGCAAGCAGCCGGACGCTTGCCCCGCTCCATCGACCAGCAAGCAAATCAGCCTCGGAAAGAGATGGGCTGCTAAGTCCTCCAGCAAGCTCAAGCTTGCTTCCGAACATCTGATCGCTCAGCACCAACTCGCCCGGCACAAGGTCCACATCCGGCTCAAGCGTCATTGAACCGATATGTTGCCGCCGATCGTGGCTCGTGGACGCAAAACCTGCACCGTCCGATCCTTGCACCACCAAATGGAAGGCCTTGGTGGTGACTTGTGCGGGTGTCTGACTCATCCTTCGCGCACCTCCAGCAAGGGAACGCTTGCAAGCTCACCAGCCAGGTAAGTCTTCCGACTGACCCGTAGGCTGGCATCTTCGAACCGCACTGGGACGTCGAACAGGAAGCCACCGCGCACTTCCACGCCGGAGGCGGGGGGTTGGGCGAATTCCACCACACCACCGTCGGCCAGTTTCCAGTTGAACACGCTTGCACCATCAAGCGACAAGACGATCGAGTTTGGTACGGGTCGCGTGATGCGACGTACCTCCCCTTCACCATAGCTCTTGCTGAGCTCGAAGCGCCGCCGGACGCCATCACCGCGTCCAAGCAGGACATCCGTGGGTCCGGGCTGATCGGTCATCCCGGCAGAGCTGCAATCCGTGCCGTCGCGAGACCGGAATGCAGTTGCGTTGCCGCGCGTGGATCTGAAGAAGCCGATCAGCGCCTGCAGGTCATGGATGCTGCGAACTCCCGGTCCGACATCGAACCTCAAACGCGCTTGCTGCCAGTCAGCGTTCCGATACTCAAAACTCCCAGGGGAAGTCGCAATGGTAGTCGAAAAGCAGGGCTCGACCGTTGCATTGAGCCCTAGCTCAAGAGGAAAGTTCACGTCACGAAAGGCTTGCACTTCCCTTTCTCCTTCGAAGATGGTGAGGCCGTCTCGAAGCACTTGTGGGAGTGCCCACAGGAATAACTCGGGAAAGCCGGCCTTCTTGGCCGCACCGGCAGCGGGCATGATCGCGTTCCAGTCACGCGCAAGCTCAGGCTTGCTGACAAATCCCGCCAGATAATGACACCTGTTCAACTCATAGCCGAGCCGCGTCCTGGCCGTCTCAAGTGCTTCGTAGCGGGTCGTCGTAAGGCCTTCGGTAACCCACTCGTAGTCCTCGAGCTGAAGAACATCGAAAGCAGGGAAACTCCACCCGATTGGCATGTTGGCGCGCCTCAATTCCGGCGCGTCGAGGCGCAAGATTGAGGGCAGATACGTCAACAGATGCGTTTTGAGGTTTGGCGCCCTTGCCCTTGCAGCTGCCACGATGGCTGCCGTTGCTTCACTCAACAGTGCTCCGGCCTCATCGAGAACCTGCGACTGTTCCGTGGTAACGTTGCGCACATCCCTGATCGGAACGTGACTCCCGGACCAACGCGCAGCGGATGCCGCATCATAAAGGCAGATCGCATGATCTCCCGTCACCCACCACCAGGGTTCACCCATTTGCAGCTTCGGTGCCAAGCCGGCGTCTACGGCAATGCTCATGAATTCGGCCGCTACCTGACCAAGATAGGCTACTGGCTGGGCAGCGGCAGGTGACAGCAATGTTGAGGGCGGGACCCAACCGGTCCTTGCCGGTGCGCCATTCCAGGCTCGCTGCTTCCAAGCCTCTGGGCAAAGCTCCTCCAGCAGTTCCATCGAGAGCGACCAGATGATTTGGAAGCCGCGAGCCTTGGCGATCGCGGCGAAGCTTTCGTGCCAGCGCCTCGCCGGCAAACACAATGGGTTGCCAGGATCAGCCAACCCGCTGCCGTCCAGCGCGGGATAATGGCTCATCCCGACATAATGATCGACGAGCCCGCGATACCCGAGCCGCTCGAGGCTATCGATCACTCGTTCGGGTGTCAGGTGGTAGCAGTCGTCGTACGCAGTGCAGATCCGATAGTGATGTTCGGGCACAATCGAGTCATTGATCGGGACGACGCTGCCGGAGCCGAGACATGTGATCTCGCTGACCGTCACCTCGGCTTCGGTGGTCTGGGCATAGCGTGCCCTGCTGCCTTCCTCGAAGCCAGGCGGCACCAGGCTGATGAACATTCGGCTGATATCACGGACATCGACCTGCTCGCCGTCTTGGTCGATCCGGAAACCTGACTTGAGCGTATCGAACGGCAGCTCGATCAAGGCATCCGTGCCGGTGCCAGTCGCATAGTTCCAGAGCCGCACGTATCAGTTTCGTTCTTCGCCCTGCTGGTTACGGCCTTCGATCGTCAGCGTCGGACCGTTCACCGCATCACGGGACGCGAGCCCCTTCGATTGCCAGCGAAAGCGCAGCGTGCAGCGCGAATAGTCTACCTTGGCATGCCGCCGGTGCGCGACATGCGCACTCATATCTGCGGTGGTGAAGATCAGGCCGACAAGATCGCCCTTGCGCCCGAACGTTGCCGTCGCCGTCAGCCGGTTCTCGTCTGGATGGCTAACCACGCAGGCCATGCTCCCGCGTGGAAAATCGACCGTCCAGTGTGAGGGTTCGAAGCGCTTGACGACATTGCGGCGCAGCCGGGGGTCGTCACGCGTCAACCAATGGCGCATGCTAGCTTCCTCATTCGAATGTGCAATTAGCCGACGGTAACTAGACCCGCACTGCGAAGGGTCGCCGCGTACGTCACCTCCTCGTTCACCGCACTGTCGAAGTGCAGTTCGGAGACAATGAAGCGCCCGCGAACAGCTACTCCCTGCTCAAGGGTCAGCTCGCAAGCCGCAGCTGTTCCGCTGAAGGCGACCTCACGCAGTCGCAGCTCGCCCTCGGACCTGAGGAAAAGACCTGACAAGCGAACCTCAAGTGACCGCAGTCCTGCGTCAGGCAGCAGGCGTCGCCACCCTTTGTCACTCGCATCGGTGACCTCCACCCCCTCTTGCGAGACTGTCCAGCCGCTAAGACGAAGGCCTTCCACCAGTATCAAGGATGAGTTCGCGTGTCCGCTCGCTATGCGCAGCAGGCAATCGCTTCCGGCAACAGGAAGGCTCATCTGGATGCCACCTGAACCTGCTCTATCAATCGTGCCCGTAGTTCGAACATGCAGCTCCACGGTCCACCCGGGTCGCGCGACCGTCGCTTGCCGGTCAGCACCAGTGTACTGAGGTGCCAGTCGGGACCCGTCCGGGGCGCCACCAGCTTGACTTCGATGGCACTTTCAAGCGCCAGCAAACGCGATGGCTGCTCGTCCCACAACACCAGCTGCAAGGCGATCTCGCGGCCCCCGCGGCCCTTGCAGCTCCAGTCCCGTTCGTCGCTGCAGTTCAGCACCGCATACGGAAATCGGGCACGCGCCGGGGCATCGTGGTAGACGCCCGAAAGCTGTCCGCCTCTGTTCCACAAGTGCGACTAGCGCGCCTTGAAGCGCAATCGTGGCGCTCATCAGCGTTGCTCCTCGCAGCGTAGAACAAGACGGTCGGCAAGCATCGGGTTATCGATGATCTGTCGGACAATCAGGCGGCGACACCGCCACCTCACTTGCTGGTCGATAGTGATGGTGGGTTGCCGCCGCACCGTGACACGGAAGCGTGGCATGGCGCTGACGCTCATCGCTTCGTTTTCGGCTCCCGTGCCTTCGGCAACGATCGCAGCCAGGCAGGAGAGAACGAAGCTCATCTCCTCGCTTGACGCGCAAGAGGCCAGCCGGCCTTCCGAACGTTCCCAAATCTCGATCCGCTGCGTAAGGCTCCCCGCGAACTCGCTCATCGGCACAGCCCTGCCTTGCGGTAAGGGCGCCACATCGCGGTGACTGCTTTGGGCAGATCACCGACCTGCCCATCACGATTGGCGAACATGAACGCGGCCAGTCGCAAGATGCCCTGCCGGATTGGCTCGGGTATTCCGTTCGCGTCCAAGGCCATGCCCGCGCTACCACAAACGACGAAGGTCTCGCCGCGCGGCAGTCCGGCCACCAGCCCTCGTCCTTCATAGTCGATGTCGCAACGATAGGATGTCGGCGCAACAGGCTCGCCGCTTCCAACCTTGCTGATGCTTGCAACCGAACGCACCGGCTGCACCGGCAGCAAGGTCCATCCCTCGGCGGCTCGCACCACCAACTCAAAGTCGCGTGCGACAAGCGCCTGGTTAAGGAACGTCTCGCACACTTCGCTTGCGGTTCTCAGCAGGCCGGCAAGCAGCGCCTCCTCTTCTCCCGTTTCGACCCGGGCATAGGCCTGGACCTCCGGCAAGCTCACGCACAGCGCTGCTTGGTCCTGATGGATCATCAGCGAACCTCCACACGAACAAGGATGGAGCGGCTGTCCTGCCGCCCCTGGCTAGTGGCAACCTGATTGAGCAAGCGGTAGACCTTGCCGGGGCGCCCGCCGCTCACGTTCACCGTTGCACTCGACCCGTCGAAGCGGCTGCCGTCGATCGTGACGCCGCCGCTTTCGACCGGCACCACGCTCCAGCTGGACTCGGTCAGCACGTCTTCGGTGAGATAACGTAGTCCCCAGTCCACGCTGTAATCGAGCGCGCTTCCAGGATCTTTCAGTACAAGAGCCATCTCGCCTCCTCAGCGGGCTTCGGGAACGATTGTCGGGTCGAACAAGGGAACCATTGTTCGCTTTGGCGGCGCCTTTGCGCTCGAGGGCGCAGGTGCGGCCGCAACAGGTTGTTGCGCAGGCGCGAAGGCTGCGATGCTCATGGCATGCCCTTTCTCTGCTGTGGCAAAAGGAGAAGCGGCGGAAGCTCGAAGTCCTCCGCCGAAGATCAGTTGATCAGGCCGTGCGACCTGCAGTCCGCCTCAAGCGCGATGAAGCGCGCTTCAAGAGCCGCAATCCGATTACGCGCTTCCTGAGCTTCGGCTTGTACGTATGCGGCCGATGCGGAGCCTGCTGGCGCTGCGGCAAAGCCCCCCGGCTCGATG